CGTCAATTCCTGGCTGGCCGAAGCCTCACCTTGTTCTGCGTTTATCCCCTGCCCTTGCGAGGCGGGTAGGCCCGTCTTAAGGCCGCGCGATCTGTCTCATGCCTTCCCTGCATCGGTTAGCCCAGACGAGCTGTAGCATCTCGACACGTAAGCACCGATTTTGAGGGACCGGGAACCCGTTGGGAGGTTTTGATATTGCATAGCAACTGGTTTCATAGTAAAACCGGTTGTCATTTGGCGGCGGAGAAAACTTCCCACGGTCAAAACCGCTACCAACACGCCCCGGCAGGATCGATCTCCTGACCGGGGCATTTCTTTTTGTACTCCCGTTTCCGGCTTATTGCAAATTTTTCGTCCTCTTAAGCGGATACCTGTTGCCAGTATCCGCGATGGAGGATATTCTGATAGAAACAGGAGGTTGATATGACGAAAATTGTAGGCTCCGCCATTAATACATCCGGAGATCAGCCATGACGCCGAACGAAGAGCGAGCCTTCAAGCAAGGCATGATCGCAGCCGCCTGCATCGTCATGAAGGCTTTCGACAACGATACGATCGCGACCGAGATCCTTGGCAGCGCCGGCTTGAATTCGGTGGAAGACATCAGGTCATGTGGTGGCGATGACTATGACGTCAACCTGCTGCGTGCGTGCGTCGCCGTTTCCGCCGCAGATGCGAAGGGGTGCACCGAATGACGGTTCAAATCCTCAACGGCGACTGCCGCCAGGTGCTTCGTTCGCTGCCTGACCGCAGCGTGCATTGCGCGGTGTCGTCGCCGCCATACTTCGGGCTTCGCGACTATGGCGTTGATGGCCAGATCGGCCTTGAGCTTTCGCACGAGGACTATATTGCCCAGATCGTCGCAGTTTTTCGCGAGGTTCGTCGCGTGCTTCGAGATGACGGAACACTGTGGCTGAACATCGGTGACACCGCGAACAACCGACGCCGCATTCGCACGACCAGCCACCAGCCATCGCTAAACGGCTTCAAAGAGCCGACGTGGGCCGAGGCCACGAAACTTGGCCTAACCCGTCTTTCCGTTACCAACGGGGATCTCAAAGAGAAGGATATGTTTGGAATCCCGTGGCTGGTGGCGCTGGCGCTTCGGGCGGACGGCTGGTATCTCAGGCAGGAATTCATCTGGCGCAAGAACTTCGGCAAGCCAGAGCCGTCCGCTGACCGGCTTCCGGCACGGCACGAGCAATTGTTCTTGCTCACCAAATCCAAGACCTACCACTTCGATAAAGATGCCGCGCCGGCTTATGCAAAAGGCTCTGTCTGGGATGTACCCCCGAAGGGGCGTTCAGATCATGGCGCTTCTTTTGCCGAGGCGCTTGTCGAGGCTTGTGTGCTGATCGGGTGCCCCAAGGGCGCCACGGTGCTGGACCCATTCGGTGGATCTGGCACAACCGGCGCAGTGGCAGGTCGTCTCGGTCGCAATGCGATTCTCATCGAACTCAACCCGGATTTTGCCGCGACCGCGAAGGAGCGGATCACCGGCGCTGGTCCACTGTTTGCAGGGAGCGCGGCATGATCACCACCAAATCAAGGGGTTCCCTCAAATCACAGGGATAAAGCCTTAAAACCTACCCCTGCGCAAATCGCGCTCCAAAAGGGATAAGTCAAACCCGAAGCCGATGTCCGTCCAGTCCTGATCGTCCTCATGAGAGAACGCAGCGAGGTCGGCGAGCGGGACGAGCGTTCCATACCTCAGGATAGCTTTGTGTCGGAAACGATCGAACGTCAGCCCCTTCGCCATCTGGTTGATCACGTTGATGCGGCCATTCAGGTTCTCCACCATCCCGTTCGTGTAACGGGCCAGGAAGTAGTTGAAGATTTCATGCCTCCAGTTCTTCATGAACCGTCTCACCGTCGAGAAGAAGCGTCGAACATCCTTCGGCGTGTACTCCGCCCAGTCGTCGTAGTACCGCATCGCCTCGTCGCGATCGGTGATGTCGTACATCATGTAGAACCGCTCCTTGGCCGTGTAGGCGTTGTAGAGGAACGGGTGCTCATCGAGTATCTCGGCCAGCACGTCTTGGCGCTTCTCAGCCAGGTTGTCCCAACGGGCAAGAAACAGCCTGTGACGGTTCTTCAGGGACTTCCCTTCGCCACGGTCCAGCTTGCTCTGGTAGAACTTGCGAGCATCAGCAAAGGCATCGTTCGCGTATCGGACGACGTGGAACTTGTCGACGACGTTCAGCGCCTTCGGGAAGAAGGTTTGAGCGATAGTTCGGTATCCCGCCCACATGTCTTGGACGAACACCTCGACATTCATCTTGTACGCCGCGCGGTCGATCATGGCCGAGATGGTCTTGAAGTCTCGGCTGGGGAGAAGATCGAGTATCTGGCCCGTTTCAATGTTCGCGCAGATGAAGCGGTCCCCGCCAAGAATGCGGTTCTCGTCCACGCCGAACACCTTCGGAAGGTCCATCTGGTAGTTGGCGAAGCGCTCCTTTGCATACTCGTCGAAGATGCGGACAATATAGCTGTCATCAACGCCGAACAGCGTTGCAGCATCGGAGAAGGGGCGCTTGATGGAAGCCATCTGAACTTCCTTCTTGAACCGCTTGGTGACGAACCAGTCTTCATCGAGATCGGGCACGTCTTCCCGAACCTTGGAGCCGCACGAAAGGCACTCCCAAACCTGCCTGTGAACGAGCAACTTCGTGGGCATCGGCTCGAATCGCCTGTCTCGATATTTGACCTTGGCGAAGCCGTCACGACGGTACGTGCCCGCGAGGCAGCAGACTTCATCCGGGAGCTCTGCGCCCGGGTAGCTGGCGACCGGAACTTGGTATTCGGGCTTACCGCGGTGCTCAACCACCTCTCCAAGCCCAATCGGCCGCAACCGCTGAAGCTTCAACCAGTTAGGGTGAAACTCAAACTCATTCGCCTTGCGTCTTCTTGGTCTTCTCACGCCGCTTTATCTCCCGATCGACGGCGACGCGCAGAAAGTCTGTCCGGTTCTCGTCCGGTTCCAATACGGCATCGATGCGCTCGAAAGTCCCGTCAGGGAAGCGAGCGGGCATCTGCTCAAAGTTTGTCTTCTTGCGTCCCACGGACGACTTCATATGAGATATCAGATTTAGAGTCAAAGGGCACCTTTTTAGATATCAGATATTGACTCGTATCAGATATCTACTATCTTGCCAATTAGATATCTAATTGGAGGCAAGGAAATGGAATTACAATTTGACCTGGACACCAAAACTGACCCGGCAGAGTCGATCTACCGAAAGGCTGCAGAGCTCTTGGGGTGGCGATGGGAGCCAGCATATGACGGTTTCATCAATGAAAATCACCGAAACCGCCCCGGTACGCGTCCGATCGATTGGGACTCTTATAATGTAGCGGAATGCGCCGAGGACGCCTGCTTCATGGACGGTGTCGAGAATTTGACGCAGGCGTTCGAGGTGATTGATGCGCAGCGATAGCCAGTGCAAGCACACCCGTCGGACAGGGGCTATAACCATGCATCGCTGTGAGCGACCAGCCACCAAAGACGGTTACTGCACGAGGCACCATCCAAGCTATCTCTCACCCAAAGAGGTAGAGGCTTATGAGCGTTGGGAACGAGAAGAGCGACCGTACTACGACAACCTTCGAAAACGGCTCAAAGCTAAAGCCGAAGAAGGTACCAAATAGCCCGTCAGGCCGATCCGCTCCGAGTATTGAGTTCACTACACGGATCGGCCTGACTACCCACAGAGCAAGGAGCTTATCCCTTGAATTTAAGGTCACAGGATACTCGACATGATCAACCCTTATCCCTCGAATATGAGGCTATCCCCAAATCAAATGGAGCCGTTTCAGATTAATATCCTCCATAGCGGATAAACTTGTTGACAGTATCCTCCATAGCGGATACTCTACTTTCATCGAAGCAACCACCGCACGCCGATCTGGTTGCCCACCACCGAAGAGGAAACGCCCCGATGACCTACTCCGTCGAACAGGCCCGCAAGATCTACGCGATGGGAGCATTCCCCGCCATGGAAGCCGGCTTTGACCCGTGGAAGGCGCTGGAGATCATCCAGAACGCCGCTCAGGCTGAACGCGATGAAAAGGCGGCAGCACGGAAGCCGAGCCTGCACGTCGGCATGGTCGTCAACGACGGTCGCCTCGGGACCATCATCTCCATCGAAGGCAATCGCGTGACCCTTCAGGGCTATCTCGCAAAGCGGTCGGCGCACATCGCGGACCTTACCGACTGGTCCTACAGGGCCGCCTGATTTCACCACCCTAACCGGGAAAGACGAGGAGCAAGGGAATGGGATGCGATATCCATGCATATGTCGAATACACGAAGAGCGGTGATTACTGGTGGTCTCTGACTGACAACGCTGGTCACAGGAATTACCGGATGTTCGCTATCATGGCCGGCGTCCGAGACTATGGCGGTGAAAAGCTGTTCGACGCCAAGGGGCTTCCTGACGGTCGGATGAGCTTTGCGGCGGAAGGTGCCCATTGGCTCCTCGTGGCCCCTGACGCTACCCCTGAATGGGCCGGTAGCGATGGCTGGGTTTCAAAGGCCAGCGCAGAGCGTTGGATCGCGGAGGGATCGTCTGAGGGCGAGACCGTGGACGGCATCCTCAAGCGCGTCACCAACCCTGACCACCACTCGCATAGCTGGCTGACGACTGACGAGCTTTCGAAGTGCGTCGATCAGTACCGCACGCTGTCCGATGGACAGGCGCCGACCGAATGGGTCGCAATCCTTGCCGCCATGAAAGCCATTGAGGGCAACGGCGAGATCGCCCGCGTCGTCTTCTGGTTCGACAACTGATGGTTTTCGGCATCGCCTCACCCCCGAGGCGATATCCAAGACTGATCACCAAGAGGAAACGGCAATGCCTCAGGAAATCGACCGCATCAAAGTCGCCATCGAACGCATCCGCAACGGCGCGATGCTTCGCCCCGCCAGCCAGCGCGCCGGCTACGTCTATGAAAACATCCTCCGCCAGCAGGAGCAGGTCCGCCGCTTTGTAGCATCGCGGCGTCCGCCAATCGGGTGGTCGCTTGACCAGTCCGAAGAGATCATTCGCGGCCTTGTCGAGCTTGAAGCCGAGTTCCGCGCAGCCGGGAGGGTAGCAGCATGATCGAACTTTACCGCATGGAGACCTTCGAAGACAAAACCAACGAGGGCTTCGTCCACGTTAAGCTCTTCGTCTCTGACCGCGATGGCGGGTGGGATAACAGTCTCAAGGATTACTGCCAGTTCAGCGGGATTTGCTCGCCTGAGCGTGCCGACGCCATCCTTGCCGCCCTGAACGCCGCCGCCCCGGCTCGTCTGGAGGCTGCGGAATGAGTAAGACCGTGAAGCATACGCCGACGCCATGGCGTACCACGAAAACTCAGCCGAATGTTGTCTGCAACTCTGGCGGCGATAAATGGATCGCCCGTGCAACCATTGGCCATTCGAAGTCGCCACGCTTCATCGCCGATGCCGATATTGCAGAGGCCAACGCTGCGTTCATCGTGAAGGCGGTGAACTGCCATGACGACCTTCTGAACGAATTGGAGGTCCGAGACGGCGATCTGTACATGCTCCGCAAAGCGGTCGAAGCCGGGGATCCAAAGGCCGAATTGCTTGTCCGCATCGACACAATGATCCGCGAGACGAAGATTGCGCTCGCCAAAGCGGAGGGCCGTTCGTGATGGACACCTACACCATCCTCCTCCGGTTCAACCAGTCCGCCAATCGTGGCGCGGTTGGTCTCGCGCTTCTCTTCGCCATAGCCGGGATCGCCTTCATCGTAGCAGATCGCAGCTTTGCTCGGGTTGAGCGGGCTTATGAAATCGCAGGGAGGGTTTGATGGCCAACGCCGAACACTCCATCGTTCGCAACACTGAATACGCCAAGCGCCTTCTTGCTGATCTGCGTGCCAGCGGTGACGACGGTGATGCCGAACTGGTCGCTGATACCATCGAAGGCGAAACCGGCCTTCACGAGGCAATCGAAGCCGCCCTTGCCGAGATTGACGAGTGCGACGTCATCGTTTCCGGCCTCAAGGCTAAGGAAGCCGAGTTTGCCACCCGTCGCGCCGCCGCCGAAAAGCGGGTTGAGCGCATCCGCGCCATGATCGAGCAAGCCATGCTTGCGACGGAACAGACATCGTTCCGGCTGACCACGGGCACCGTCACGCTCACCAAGCGTGCCCCCGGTCTCATCATCACCAACGAGGCCGACATCCCCGGTGAATTCTGGATCGAGCAGGAGCGCCCCGCGCCGAAGCTCGACAAGAAGGCTGTCCTCAAAGCCCTCAACGACAAGACACCGGTTCCAGGCGCTGGCCTTGACAACGGATCGTACAGCCTTTCCCTGCGGAGGAAGTGAACATGAACGCCATCACGAAATTCGACCTTAGCCCCAAGCAAGTTTCGTTGGTCAAGGATACCGTTGCCAAGGACTGCAACAACGACGAATTCAATCTGTTCATGGAGGTGGCTCGCGCCAAGGGCCTCGATCCATTCCTCGGACAGATCATTCCCATGGTCTTCTCGAAAGACAAGGCCGACAAGCGCAAACTCACCATCATCATCAGCCGTGATGGACAGCGCGTCATCGCGCAGCGCTGCGGCGATTACAGGCCCGCCAGCAAGCCGCCGGAGTACGAGCGCGACAAGGAATTGATATCGCCGCTAAATCCGCAAGGGATCATTTCAGCGACCGTCTATCTATGGAAGCAGGACCAAAAGTCCGGCGACTGGTACGAGGTTGCTGGCCAGGCATTTTGGGAGGAGTTCGCGCCCGTCTCCGACGAGTGGACCTATGATCAGGAGGCAGGCAAGCGAAAACCGACCGGCAAAAAGGTCTTGGATAGTTCCGGCAATTGGTGCCGCATGCCGCGCCTGATGATCGCGAAGTGCGCAGAGATGCAGGCACTACGAGCCGGATGGCCGGAACAGTTTACCGGCCTCTATGACGAAGCCGAGATGGACCGCGCCAAGGTGCTCGACTTGTCGGCAACCGAGATCGTCGAGCACGAGCGCGAAGAGCATCGCCTGAAAGTAGCCGGCGCCAAGGATGCAATCACCGTCACATGGGGCGACAACTGGACACTGGAAAATGTACCAGTTGGGCAGCTTGCAGACCGGGCGATGGAGTTCATCAAGAACGAGACGCCGGAAAAGGTCGCCAAGTGGCGCGATGCCAATCGAGAACCGTTGCGTGAATTCTGGGCTCGCGCCCCCGGCGATGCTGCGCACCTGAAAAAGGCAGTAGAGGCCAAGATCGCCGGCAACCATGTAGTGATGGCGGGGTGATATGGGAAACCAGCGTTTCATCCTCATCAACGAGCGCGTCCACCGGAACGCTGTGGACGCAGTGATCCAAGCCGCCGCCGGCAGCGCCGTCACAATCGGTCCGGCGACGCGCAGCCTGGATCAAAACGCGAAGTTCCATGCCATCTGCACCGACCTTGCCCGTTCCCAGATGACTTGGGCCGGCAAGCGTCGCTGTGCCGAGGAATGGAAGGTTCTCCTTGTCTCCGGCCATACCAAGGCGACGGAGGGCGATGTTGAATTCGTGCCCGGACTTGAAGGCGAGTTCGTCAACATCCGCGAGAGCACCGCCCGTATGTCGGTGAAGCGGGCTGCGAGCCTCATCACCTACGCCTTAGCCTTCTGCGACACGAACGGCGTCCACCTGACCGAGACCATCCGTGGCGGCTTCCATGAGGCTGCGAACGATAGGAGAGTGGCATGAACCCCAAGCTCCTCCACATCCTGCAGCACTCGCTCGGCCTCGACGAGTACGGGCGCGGCACCTTCTATCGAAACAGGTTCGTCACGGGCGAAGGCAGCACCGACCACCCACTCTGCATGGAGCTCGTCGCACTCGGTTACATGAAGCGTTTCCCCGCCGTCGAGCTTTTCGGTGGCAGTGACGCCGCCAGTTACTCGATCTTCTGCACCGGCTGCGGTGTCGAGCTTCACGACGAGTACCGCGACGACCTCGTGCGCCTCTGGAATGGCGAGAAGGAGTCGGCCAATGTTGACGGTTGACACTCTCGCACAGGAAATCCGCCGCGTTGATGGCAACCATTCGCTCGGAGCCGGCGCGCTTGCCGAAGCCCTCATGCCCTTCCTCGCCGCTCTTGCTGTACAGACGCAGCAGGGGGTGGAGGTGAAGAAGCTGGAGTGGGTCAAGCATCCGAGCGCTGAACTCTGGCGAGCATATACGACGCTGGGCGTCTACCAGGTTCACGCCTTCAAAATTCCCGGCTGGACGTTCGATAAACATGATGGAGGCGGGACCTCAGCCAGCGCCGACGATATCGAAGCCGCCAAAGCCGCCGCCTATGCTGACCACAAGGAGCGAGTTCTCGCCCTTGTCGATGTCCCGGCGGTAGAGAGCGAGCCGGTGGCTTGGAAGCAAATCGAAGGATACGAAGGGCTATATGAAGTCTCATCGGGCGGGGATGTCCGATCGATGGCTACTGGAAAGATTCTTGCAAAAAATCTTGCTGGATATGGGTATGTCAAAGCCGACCTGTGGAAAGATGGAGAGCGGCACCAGACGACCGTCCATAGGCTGGTGGCCGATGCCTTCATTCCTCGCACGGGAGACGAAATAAACCACATCAACGGGGTAAAAACCGACAACCGGCGGGAAAATTTGGAATGGTGCTCCAGGTCTGAGAACGTAATCCATACCTACTACACGCTCTGCAAGGGCATCCACCCCATCGAAGCCTTCAATCCTGATACAAATGTCACTCGCCTATACCGCTCTGTGTGTGAGGCGGCTCGAGACGGGTTCGGCTCCGCACAAATCTATCGTGCGCTGAGAAAGCCGCATCGCCGTGTAAAGGGCTTTCACTTTTCCACTCACGCCCACCCTCCCCGCTCTTCGCTCATCCAATCAGATGAGGGGGAGATAACCCTATCCGTCAAAGAGGCCGAAAAACTGGCCGCTCGACTTGAGTTAGACGCATCATGGGACAAGTGCGGCGACGGCTACTATTCCATCAAGCGCCAACTCTCCGCCCTCTCCCGCAAGACCGCCGCGCCGGGTGACGGCTCCGCCATATCTACGAAGGGCAACGCCAGTGGCTGAAGCTATCCGCCTCTACCTGCCATGGCTCATGTCGGCCGTCACGATCTGGATGACACTGCTGGCCGGCAATAAGCACCGCTCAGCATGGCTGATCGGCCTCGGCAACCAGCTTCTCTGGCTCGTCTGGATCATCACGACCGCGGCGTGGGGTCTCCTGCCCATGAACGCCGCGCTCTGGATCGTCTACGGGCGCAATCATCTGAAATGGAGGAAGGCATGAACTTCCATCCGGACGTGCTGGTCGCGCACGCTCAGTTCGGCGGTGACCTCGAAAGCATGCAGAAGCTCTACGAGTATCCCGATCTCATAGCTGCCGCGCGCCAGATGCTCAGCGACTATCAGACCAGCGAGCATCACCACCCGAACCACGTCCTGGTGCCGCTCGCAGCGTTCGAAGCGATGCGAGCCGCCCTCAAATCATGCGGGGGCTCCGATGGACGATGACGCCTTCGAACGCGAGATAGAAAACTCGCCCGTATTCATCGCCTCGCAGCTTCGTCCTGGCCATGTCCTGACCGAGGACGACGTGAAGGCCATCGGTGCACTTCTGTCTGACTTGGACAGCAAGGAAAATGCCGAAATCGACCTATTCCACGAGGGGCGCATCGCTGGCTTCCGGGAGATCGGCGGCGATGATCTCGTCACGTCCGTGCAGTTGAAGGACGAGGAGCGCATCGCGCAAACCGTCCGCAAGGCGATGGACCGCATGTTTCCCAAAGAGCAAAGGAGGCCGCAGTGATGCCTGACGCTTCCGCATTCTGGCTTCCGATCGACCTTGCCGACAAGGCCATAACACAGGTGCAGGACTTCTCCGAGGTCGGCATCACGCTGCGCAACTCGGATCGGTATTGGGTCCGTGACGATGACGGCCGTGTCTATGAGGCATCTTGGACCGACGACAAGCAGGGTTACTGGTGGGACTGGGAAGGCGAAAGCCCGGTCGATCCCGTCGAATTCATGCCGCACCCGCTCGATCCGCGCTGGATTGACGCCCTAGAACCAACTGGAACCGTCCCGCCTACCGGCCTAGCTCTGGAGGAGAGAGGGGATGCGTGAAGCCTTCAACATAACCGGCAAGATACTTCTCGGCATTGCCACGCCTGCTGACCACGAACGACTTGAGCACCTTTGCTGCGACGAGGCCAAGCGGTTGAAAGGCATGGCCGAAATCCTCCGCCAGCAAGAAGCCAGAGATATCGGAATCCGGCCTGCACCTCGTCGCTCCGCTCTGTCGAAGGAGACGGGAGAGTGACAGCGCCGGCCCTCGTCAAACAATCCGAACTCAAGCGCATGGCGGCTATAGCCAAGAGCGAAGGCGTGCCAGTGGAGCTGGAAGTGGAAGGAAGGATTTATCGGGTTCTCCCCGATATCCCCGATAATCACAAGCCAGAAGCGAGCGACATTGACCGCAAGCGCTGGGGCTATCTCTAATGCGCGGCATGCCCCGCCCCAGAAAGCCATATATCCAAAAAGAAACGACCAGGCACGGCAAGATTGTCTGGTACTTCCGCCGAGGGAAAGAGGCGCGTATTCGCTTGCCTGGGACCTTCGGATCCGCAGAGTTCAACAAGGCCTATGACGCCGCGTTGACCGGAAAGCCAGTAGCCGAAGTCACCAAGGCTACCAAGGCTACCAAGGCAACTCTTCGCTGGCTTGTCGACCAGTATCTTCAGAGCGCCCGCTATGACAAATATCAGCCGAACACAAAGCGTAACCAGCGCTTGGCTTTGGAGGAGGTTTGCGAGCACGCGAAAAACTTCCCGTACAGGGAGATCACCCCGGCAGACATAAAGCGCGGGCTGGTGCGGCGCGAGAAGACTCCGCGAATGGCGGAAATCTATCTCGTCGTCATGAGGAGCCTGTTCGAGTTCGCCAAGGACAACGAATGGGTGGGGAGAAACCCAACGGACGGCATAAAGACCAAGCACGTCAAGACGGACGGCTATCATGTGTGGACCGTTGAAGAAGTGGCTCGGTATCAGGCAAAGCACCCGATCGGCACTCAAGCACGGCTGGCACTGGATCTCATGCTCTACACCGGGCTACGCCGGTCGGATGCCATCACGCTTGGACCACAGCACGTCAAGGACGGTGTTTTTACGATCAGGGCACAGAAGAACAGGGCGGAGATTATCGCCCCTGTGCTGCCGCCTCTGGCGGAATCCATAGCCGCCACGACTACAGGTGACATGGTGTTTCTCCTGAACACGAAGGGAGCGCCATGGAAGAACATCAGTTTCGGGTATTGGTTCGCGGCGAGATGTGAAGAGGCAAAGGTGCCGGGTCGAGCCCACGGGTTGAGGAAGGCCGGAGCGACCATCGCCGCAAACAACGGGGCAACCCCTTACGAGCTGACCGCAATGTTCGGCTGGACCTCTACAAAGATGGCCGAGGTCTACACCAAGAAGGCGGATCGCGCCCGCTTGGCGGAACGCGCGGCGAACATGCTATACCCGCACCAACCAAAAGGTGCGGGCGATGATGCCAAAAAGAAAGCTTAAAACAAGCAGATAGGAAATTGGAATTAACTATGATGCTACGTTAACAAAACCACCGTTTACGACTTGATTTTGTTAACGAATAGTAAATTTCACCCCGCACTTTGGCGCTCGGCACGGCTATTGATTCCGTTGAGGAATCCAAAGCGTGCCCCGCACCTATTTTACAAGGAAAAGACATGATCGACGCCACGCAGAGGGAAGGAAACGCCAAGTGACCAGTATTTTAGATCGAGCCATCAATTTATTCAGAGGCCCGCGGGTCCGCAAAAACATACGGCTGGTCGTTCATGGAATTGTCTATGACGAGCCTTCCTCTTACAACAAGGAAGGGTCAACGACCGTGACGGCCAACCCGTTTATATCTGACCGGGAAGAGGTCAAGGTTTCATGGAAGATGCCTGGCAAGCGGGACGATATCCGCATCGGTGACACGATTTCGTGCTCCTTGAGTCTCTACCCCGTCGAGCGCGTTGAAGACGACAACCCGGAGCCACCTGAAGGAGAGCCGGGGTGGTAGTGTAATCACCCCGGCGAATGAGGCAGGTTAAATCCGCCCTTCAGCGCGAAACCCACGACCACCACCACCACTGACCCGACGACGAGCCAGAGCACCTTGGATATCGCCCCGCTTACGCCATCGATCTTCTTCTCAACGTCGATGAATTTCGACATGAGGTTGGTGAACTGCTCGTCTCGCCTCGCGTTGAAGATGTCCAGTTGAGCTCGCCATTGCTCGATGGCGCTCATCCGGCCATCATAGCTTAGGAACTTGTGCTCAATCGAGACCACTCTTGACCTGAGGTCCGCATCCATATCATCCGTCCTGTCGCTCAATGCCCTTAGCCCCTGTTCAATGCGCATGCGCTGTATATGTTCAGTTTACCAGCAGCCTTTGCGGGCCCCTGCCCGGTCGTTGCTGATTACGCGTTCTGCTCCGGATCGATCAGCCTGGAGCAAGGCAACCGTCCCGGCAGATGAAAGCCTATTCGCTGTGAACGGGCTGCATCCGGAGACTGTCGCACTCTGGCAGCTCACCAAGGTAAGCGACACACAGATCAAAATCAGACATGCGCTGAAGCTTGGCATCGTCGCCCTTTCGCTCGAGTTCTTCACGTTGGGATTGAACGGCCTGTTCCGCGACAAGGCGATTTCGCTCGTCCTCGCGCGCCGCCGGGATCGTGAATGCCTGCACATAGCTGTAGACCACCACGCCGCCAAGGATCGCCCCGGCTGCCAGCTTGAGGCCATCGAGAAACGGGATCATCCTTCTACCTTTCGACGGGCTTCTTGGACGGCTGCTATGATCTGATGCCGCATGACGAACAGGAGAATGAGCGCGACGATCACGACGCCGCCCAACGCGAGAATGGTCTGCCAATTAGCACCGAAGGCGCCGGTCATCACCGTTCCGATGGCCCCGCCAACGCCGACGAGCCAGCTACCCCCGTTCGTCTGCTTCTTGACCGCCTTTTCGACTTCCTGCGGCACCACGGGTTTCTCGACTGTGACCGGGACGCGAACCTCTACTTCCACTTCCTCGACGACAGGCGCCGTAGCGATGCGGTCGGAAAGCTCATGGGGATTGGTGAGACGCATCAGCGCTGTATGCAGCGCGGCGCGCGTCAGCGGTCCGGAAGTGCCGGACGTGTCGGAAAGCTTCGCCTCCTTCTGGAATTTCGGCATATCGTTCATGCCGTAGCCGAGAAAGGCGAGCGCCAGGCGGTCGTAGTAGCGCAGGCGGTCCGCGTAGCCGTTGAGCCCACCATTCACCTTCCGCGTGATGTTTTCGATATCCCCACGATCGGCAAGGCGGTTCAGGCTTCGGCCGTCGGGGTTACCGGCTTCCCAATACCAGATGGGAGACAGGCCTTCCCATGGGTCGGTATTGATCTTGTCCGGCGCCGTCTCGAAGTTCGGGGCGCCTGCATCGATCGACTTCGCCCATTTGCTGAAGGATCGGTAGTTCGCGCGGCCCGTGACCTGTATCGGCCCACGCCCGCGATACTTCGACCCGTCGCCCTTCTGAACGTTGCCGAGGTCCTTGCGCCCCTCATAGCGCTTCTGGGCTTTTGTCGGCCCCCATATCTCGCGGTCATAGGCAAAGCCGCCGCTCTCGTGCATGAGCTGCGCCAGGAACTGGACGAGCCGATGCGGCTGGAGAAGCCCGAACCGATCGCCATAGGTCGTGAGTGCGTCCAGCAGGCTTTGGGCATTGGTGCGTTGCGCGGCGCTGAATACACGGCCATATGCGCGTTCGAGTAGGGCGAGCGAAGGCGCCCGCTGTGTCGAGCGGTTCATGGTGGTTCCTTTTGAAAGGGAGAGGAATAAGGAAGGTTCACTCGAATGTGACTTGGAGCGCTCTGGCTGAGCCGCGGCGGTTCTTCAGAATGATCGTACCGGAGGCCAGAACCACGGCCACGTTCATGCTGCCGTCCACGCCATCGCCGGTTCCGTTGGTGAGTGCCGCTGTTCCAAGCGCCACCAGGGAGGGAATACCGGCATCCTCGCATATCGCGGAAGAAGTCAGGTTGTAGTAGATTCGTCCGGAGAACCCGGCACCACCCGCTCCACCCGGGACGATGCACCACTTCATGAACCCGGAAGACTTCGGGGGCGTCATAGTGAAGATTGTGTCGTCAGCGATAGACCCGGTGAGGAATACGGGGTGGAGGTCCGACGACAGGAACGAAGCAACCGTGTTGCCGGCGGCAATGATTTCCTTCGGCGTGCCGACGACACGCTTTCCAGACGAACGCTCGGTAACATCAAGGATGATGTTCTCGAACGTTGCCATGGCCGGGTCGCAGATGCCCGACGAGAGCGTTCCCACCACGACCTGAATGCGGCCTGTAAGCTGGCTTGCCGGAACCTGACGGGTGACCTCTGGATCGAGCGCAATTACATAACCGGCAGTGCCATGGCATTCCATGCCGTCGATAAACCAGCCGTAGCAGTTGCGCGGCCGGCCGCTCTGCCCCGTCGCGTCATCGCCAAGTGCGCGAACACGCTGCACTCGGATCATAGCGTCTACGTTGCCGTGATGGATGAAGCCATTGATTCGGAGATGCCGTGCATGCCCCCAGAGCATGGCGCCAACAGGGCCGGTAAAGCCAAATCCTACACGAGCCGCGTAGTCATTCGGCGCAGCAGGATCAGCCGGGACGACTGGATAATTCGAATCGTTGCGACCACGAACGTTGAAGATAGAGACGTTTTGCGCCTCCATCAGGTTGATGATGCCGCTTTTCTGCTGGTCGCTACCGACGATGCGGTATGGCGCATATCCGGCATTTTCATAGACGATATTGCTAGCGATAACCATCTGGTCATCAGCGTCACCGTCTGGTGACTGGTCCGCATTCAGACCCGCGATCGTCAGGACAGACCCGACATTCTTAGCGTAATAATTGCCCGCCCGGATGCCGACCGTTCTCTTTTTCGAACTGTTCGGGGCCGGGTTGGTGCCATCCAGACCTTGAATGAACACAGCTTGGTTGAGGTTTTCGAACGTGCCGCCAAGAATGGAGCCGTTCGTCACGCCGCTTTCGAAGTTGATGCCCTTGCCGCCGCCGATTGAAGGAACCATTTTCAACTGGTCGAGGTTCTTGAACACCCCGCCATCGACATGAATGTTTGTTACCCCGCCCACGGAGGCCATGAGGTTGTCATTCCAGCCGATTTGCACGTCATCGCCGGCAGTAGGGGCAGAGATGAGCGTGCTGAGCGTTGCGGTGCGCGTGGATCCGACATAATCGTCTATGGAGACGAGCGCAGAGGCGTTAACGCCGTCCATGAACAACAGGAACCGCCCGTTGTAGAAGTCGTCTACACTGGACGTTGCGTTGCCATTCTTATCCGTCGCCGGAAGAACGAGGGTGGTCGTCGTGCCGCTGACGATCTCGAAAATGAACGGGCCGGGATAGTTTGTTCCATCGGCGCGGAAGTTCTCGACCTTGATGTTGTCCTTGATAGACGCCGCCGCGCCGATAGTAGGATCAACCGTCTTGGTCAGGGAGCCGGTGCTGGAATAGGCGTTGAAATCGAAGGTAGCTGAGGGATCGAAGGAAACCCTGGAATTTGCCGGGAGAATGACATCTCCGCTCAACTGGACGCTTTCCGCAATGGTCAATTCACGCGTACCGTCCGCCGCGCGTAGAGCCGCCTGCATCTCCGTTCGCTTATCGCCCGATCCGCTCGCGCCATACCACTTGGTTACAAGCTCGACTTCCTGCCGAATCCACGCTCCAGACGTAGCCGCTATGGCGTCGGCCTTGATGTAGCGCCCCTCCAGCGTGTCAGCGGTGATCTGCGTGGAGTAATCCCCGGCGGTCCATTTGAACTGACCTTCCCGGCCTGCCTCTTTCAGGAAAACAAGCGTGTCCTTCGTCGTATCCAGCGCCTTTAGGGCTGTGCGGTCCGCGACATAGGTGGGGAGTGTCATATTGCCCCGAGCGGAAGCCTTGTCGACTATATCGCTGAGGTTATCCGCCTTCTGGGCAGCGCCAGCCGCCAGTGCGCCTTGCGCGGCACTCGCAATGGTAACATTGACCTGCTCGTCAATCGACTGCTTCACGCGCAGCGACGTCATGCGCTTGCTGTTGTCAGCGCCGGCCCTCGCTTCCGCTTCCGATGGGACTGGAGCGCCGGTATCGACCAGACCCTGGATCGTCGTGCGCTGCGTCTGCGCCCCGTCGATTGCCACGTTTTGAGACGCAACCGGAGTTACCGCCTCTGGGAGGGCGTTAATGCGAATAGTAGCCATGTGGGGGATTTCTCCGAGAGGATCAGAGTTTGATGCAGAAGAGGACGACGGAGGAACGCGGGCGCGTTTCCAGCGCCAAGCCGCCTGTGTTGTCGCTTGTGGTGAATGGGTGGGTATGCGCCGGGACAGCATTTCCGATCACATTGCCGCCGCTGCCGGAGACAGGGCCGTTCTGTGCCGCAACGCCGCCGCCCGTATCACCACGCGGTATCGTTGGCGTATGACCCCCGCCGGCATCGGTCGTGCCGGGGTGCTTGTGGTTTTTGATGCCGTCCGCCTGAGAAGCGCCGACCGTAAGTGTGGCGTCGAAGGCGAGGCCGCTGTCCGAGCCGCGGAGAAACCGCGTGCGGCTATCGAATAGCGGGAGCCTCTTGTTCGCGGCGAAGTCCGCCGCCGCCGAGGCGCCGCGGGTGGATGCCGCGCCAGCGCTGGTCTGGATCGGGAGCAGCGTGTTTGAAAAGTTCGTCCACAGGTGAGTGTAGAGCGCAGACGTATCCGCGTTGGCGCGATTGGTGGCGTTGGAAGCTACCGAGCCAATGGTTCCGCCATCCTCCAGTACATATCCAGCAGGAGGAGTTACCCAACGGCCAGCGAGGAGGGAACCCGGCGGGACGAGGGCGCGCACCATCTCTTCGACTTCCGCCAGCTGAGCGTTCGTCGCGGGAGCCGTTTCGCTGGAGCTTTCCCCGAGGTTCAGCAGCGTGAACCCGTTCATATTCAGCGGGCCCATCATGGGCGCTACGCCGGATCTGTAGAGGACCTGGCTTAGCGCGGAAGCAATATCTTCTAGCGGCGGGTTGTGTTGAGACGGGAGGATCGTGTCGCCAGCTACAGCGAGATACCCTGGGGGGAGCGAATACACGCCGTTGGAATCAATGGGCATGGCTTTTCCAATGCAAAAAGGCCCCGCGATTGCAGGGCCTCTGGAGGTGGTGTATTGTTCCCGTCGTTTCCGATCAGGAGTTGAGAGATGGGGATTTAATGGGGCGATACCCTTACGAAGGAATCGTCGTGACCGTTGGAACGCTGGTGGTCATAATCCCTTTCGGGATTGCTCTTAGTGGTCTGGCGAAACACTTCAATGTTTTGCCATTCCTGCTGCTATGCGCCGCTATTGTCGGATTTTTTTACTGGATAGCCCGCTCGCTGGATAAGCGAGAGGCCGACCGCCGGCGAGAAAACGCGCGATTTCTTGGGCCCGTACTTGATTTGCAAGCGTCTGAGTCCCGTAGTTCTGCATCGCCCCAAAGGCCGGGATTGCCTGATCTGCCGGACGCGTCAGAAAATCTGATATCTCGGAATAAATTTCGTTCTGACGGGCGGTGATTTTCTCCGGGGTCTGCCCCGTCAACGCCTGGACAACCCGCTTCATGGCTCCGATAGGCTCGCCTTGCGCTGCTTTTCCAATGGCACCCGGCGCCGTAACGTCATCGATCCGGCCAGATACGGCCTGACGGGCAAACGTCTTGCTATTCTCGGCTACTGAGGCACGCAGATCAAATGACGTGGCAATCCGGTCTAGCTCCTCAAAGAGTGGCTTAGCCTTGGCTCCTATGACGGTCGTCAACTTTTCCCGGTTTGCACGGCTGGACAGATCGCGCAGAGCCTTCACGCCCTCTCGGGCTTCCATATTGCCGTCCTGGATAGCGCGCGTAACGTTTGCAACTGCATCATCGATGCGAGAGCGGGTACCCTGTGCAACAGCATCCTTCTCGGCCTGCGACATACCTCTAACAGCCTGGGCCACTTCGTCGCGCGCCATGGAAGGAGAGAGGATTTTTGATCCCAACTCAACCGCCTGCGCCCTGCGGATAGGATCCGCGGCGGTATCCAGCGCCTTCCCATATTCCGGCACGAGGTCGCGTAGCGTCGATCTGATATCGCGCGACAGGTCTTTGTAGGCGCGGCCGAGGGCATTGACGCCACCCATCGCGCCTGCACCTTCTCCACTTTCGGCCACATCGTTGAGTGCCCGAGTGATATAGTCCAGTTGGCGAACGTCAGGCAGCGTCTCGAACGTAACAGAGCCATCATCGGCTACTTTCGCAAGGATCTGCTGAGATTCCTCGCCCATAACCCGCATCAATTCGTTCGCGCGGCGAATTGCGGAGGCCGGAACCCTACCCTTTACGAGTTGTTCTATAGCTTGCCCGCGAGGATCAGCGTAGTCGATAGCCTGAGCGTAAGCCCCTGTCGGCCCTTCGTATGCCGCCTGCCGAGCGCCTCTGCTACCGGTTCGGATAGCCTCTCTGGTGGCTTCGACACCTTGCGGGACGCCTAGGGACTGATCTAGTGCTGCCGTGAGGTCCTGTGCGCCTCTGGAGACGCGCTGATCAATAGCCGACCGGGCGTTGACAGAGCCACGCCCGCCGCGCTGAATTGATGCATCGAGGACAGACCTCGCATTCGGGCCGGCGTCAGCAAGCATTGCCTCCTTGCCGGCTCGCTGCATGTTGGCCATGCCGGTTGACCCAAGAGAACCATCGGCTTCAAGCGTTTCGGTGATCATTCTGGCGACTTCGGGACGAACTCCGGCTTTCCTTGCGGCCTCGTCCGCCGCCCGACCATCCATCAAGGATCGGTATCCAGAGGAAACACCACTCGCTACGAGTGGAACGGCACCACCGACGACGGCTCCCAGACCGGCGTTGACAGCACCCTGTGTCAAGCGGTCCGTTGCTCCTTCGCCGGATCCAAGGCCATATGCTCCGCCGAACAAGCCGCCCTCTGCTGCACCCGCTAGGACACGCTTTCCTAATCCAGCAGTCGGGGCAAGGCGTCCTGTAAGGGTTAGGCCTCCCTTCGCCAACTGCGAGGCAGTTCCTACGCCACCGGTGATCTGCCCAGCAAGATAACTCCCGGGGTTGGACTCCGCGCTGGCTTTATCTTTTTGCCGGACCTCCTGCAGTGCCTCGTCGTAAGAGACGTTGCTCTGCCATGGAAGGACCTTGCCCCCAAGCCACCTTGCACCGGCTCCAACCTCATCCGCCAGTCCAAAGGACGCCATATCAGCAATCCCGGTCCCGAAGGAGTTAAGTGCTCCGGCTATCCCGCCACCATCAACCTCAGGCGATGTGGCGGTTTCCTGCTGGAGCTGTTTTACAGCGACCGAAAGCGCTTGATCATCCGGCGCCTCGATCTCGAACTTCTGCCCGTTCAGGTCAATTTCGTATTTGGGCATTATTCGACCTTTCGAACGCGGACGCCGGGTGTAAGTTCACGCCATCCGCTATCCTGCTCGTCGTTCTCCATCTGGCGAACCGCCTTCGTATAGGCATCGAGCGGGTTGTCCAGAGATCGGATAGCCTTGCGGGCCTCGTCTGGCGACATTTCCCTGTTGGCGACTGCATCGGCAATTTCGCCCATCTGGATTTGGTACTGCGTTATGCCGCGCATCGTCTGCAGGATGGTCTGGTTGCCGCCTGGCTGATTGATGATGCGGGGGAGAGACTGCTTGAACAGAGCAAGGTCGGCGTCGGACATCGGCCCGGAGCCTGGCTGACGCTGCTGTGGAACGAGCTCGTTAATGAGTGCCTGTGCGGCCTGAATGTCGCTCAGTCCATCAGTATCGATGCCGTATTCGCCGGCGGCAAGCTTCAAGGCACCGATACCGCCTTGTGGGGCAGTTGCCATAAGCTGCTCGAGGCGATCGATCTGGGCCAGTTTGCCGCGCCCCCGCATGCCTTCCTCTGACAGTGCAGAGAAGGTTTCCGCGTTCTTTTTGTCGAGCGCCTCATAGAACTTGTTGCCCTCGCCCACGGTGACGTTGGTCGAGGCGGCGCCGGCCTTCTTCATCGACTGCTGGAAGTCGGCAAACGAACCAGCATAGCCCTGCTGCTTGGCGTACTCATATTCCTTGATGTCATTCGTCTGGCCGGCCGTTCCCCTCTCGAAGTCGAACTTTTCGCGGGCAAGCTGGTCACCGGGCGTCAGGCGCGGGTTGCGCAGGTTTTCGACCTCAAGGCGGCTCTTTTCGAGCCCGATCTGATAGGCAGGATCGGCCTGCTTCATGCGCATTTCCTGCTCCGCCTGTTGACGGGCCATCTGTTGCTGCAATAGTGCCTGCGCAACAGCCTTTGTCTCCGGCGTTGCCCTCGGGTCCGCGATGGCGCGGAATATTGCTTCGTTTATCGCCGGGTCTTGCTGCTGGGCCTGCCCTGCATCCGGGAGGGCCTGAGCCACTTCCTGCACGCCAGCCGAACGCGTCGGGTCCGCAAGGGAGACGCCAGCGACAGGCGAGACAGCCTCGATCGCCGCTTCTGGGGTAGCCGCGGGGTCTTGCCCAAGGAGCGCCAAAGCTTTCGCGCGATGCCCCGCCATCTGCTGGTTAACCTTGTCGGCTACCGTGCCGGGGGCGCCGCCATTGTTGGCGTCAGAGGCGCCATAGCGTCCAACACCACCGGCATTGATGGCCGAATAAATGTCCATCAACCCCATGCCTGGCTGTACGCCAGTATCGCGAAGGTACTTCGCCACTGCCCCATCTGCCCCGAGCTGAGAGCCGACAGGGTTTGCCCAATCGACCCCGTATTTCTGGGCTTGCGGCTCTCCGAACTGGATAAGCCCCTGATGCTGCCCCCACTGCGTCGTCGGTCCCTTTTTGGTGGGGTCAAAGGTGCCGGCGGTTTCATAGGAAATAGCTGTTCCCAAATCCACCGGGTCTATACCTAGCGCATTCGCTGTTTCAACGATTCCTGCGCGCAGATCGCTAGGTGCCGTAGCAGCAATCTCGCCAGAAGCTCCGGAAGCAGGCACCGCACCAGAAGGCGACGATTTGCCGCCGCCGAGAAGGCTACTGATCAGGTCCTGATTATAGGTTGCGTTCTCCTCGCCTGCAGCATTGGCGCGGCGCTCTTTAATAACACCGCTCAGGGCATCGGCAACGCGAGCCGCTCCTTGCGTCCAGTGCTCCACCGGGCTTGTATTCCCGGCCTTCATGAGCATCTGAGCGGCGATTTCCTTTTCTCGGGCGATCTCCTCCGGCGTCTTCTTTGCGCCGCCGGCGCCCCAGATGAATGCTTCGAGCGGGTTAGAAACGGCCATTATACGCTCTCCACGGCAAGGTCGTAGCGAACGCGCTGAAGGCCATCAGGACCACGCGTTACAGCTTCGGGGTGCATGCGCTCGACTTCATCCGCCATAAGGCCGATCTGCGTTTCGGCTTCGCCCTTGTAGCGGTACGAGTACACGACGAGGCCGTTATGCAACGCACCGACGCGACGAATATCCGTCTTGGCTCTACGGTCGGAAAGAAGACCGATTCCGGCGCTCGCCAGGCCAAACAATCCGCCCATGCCGGCATTCGCTTTCGCCAGTTGTCCCTGATAATTCTGGTTTACGAGGCCGGTATAGTCTACGCCGCCGACGCCTGTCTGAGGCGTGCTCTGGAATTGCGGCTGGCTGACTTGCGAGCCAGACATCAGAGCCGAAATCTCGTTGATCGGCTGGTTTCGAGAAGACAGGGCCTCGTTGTAAGCCTGCTGCCTTCCGGTAAGCATCAACTGGTTATAGGCGTCGTTCTTGCCCTGCGTGAACTGGCCCATCTGGCTTTCGTAGGCTGCGGTTCCCGGCCGAATGCCTTGGGCGATAAGCTGGGTTCGAAGCGATTCCTGCTCTTTGGCAAGCCGAGGGTCGAGCCGTTTGGCGCCGAGGTCATAGGCCCAGTTTTCTGCATCCTGATTGTTGAACTCGAAAGGCTTGGCCAGATAGTCCTTGAGGAAGGATGACTGCTGGTTAGCCAATGTTCCCAGGTTGAGGCTCGCGCTGTCAGTCTGTGCTTTGATTGCCTTTTGGGCGTCAGAAAGCGCGGTCGTGGCCGTATAGGTCGGCGTTTCGACCCAATTACCCTTGCTGTCCTTAAACTTTGCCGTCCCGGTCTGGTTGTAGGTCAAGGAGCCGTCCGGCCCAACCTGATTGACCATATTCAACTGCTGCTGGGTGATCGCTGTATCGCGGTTAAGGCCTGCTTGAGCCTGCGCGGTGGCTACCGGATCTGGTGGTTTGGGCGTTGAAACCATGTCAGTATTTCCATTCGTCTTTCAAGAGACCAACAATGAAGCCGTCCCGGCCCCGCCCGAAATGATTGCGCAGGCAACCTTCAATCTGGCCGCCGAGGCGCTCGCCAAACCGGACGATTTCAGGATTCTCGGTGATCGCCGTCATTCGTTCGCAGCGGAGTTGTTCGAACACGTACCGCCCCACAGCGCGGCAGAATGAACGGCTCCACCCGCTTCCGGCGATAGAGACATGCACATCGACGCCCTCGAACACGTTGAGGATGACTCCGGCGATGATCTCGCCGTTTTTCTCGATGCCCATGCATGTGTAAGGCGGGACAAAGCCTACCGAGAGCGCATCGCTCACGAACCGCGCCACCCGATCATCGGTCACAATCACGAAATGATGTCCGCCGTTTCATAGCTGAGTTCGAGCCGGATAATCTCGGCATCGAGAGGAACCAGAGAGCCGCTTGTAATCTGCAGGGCCGGCGCAAGCGCGTAGCCGGAATTCCCGACAGAGTTCCATGACTGCTGAACCGAAACCTGCTTGCTTTCGCCCCAGGTCGCCTGCCCCCATATGCCCGTGGCCCATTCAGAGCCGGTTTCCACGACGGGAGCCGGCGGAGAAGGTGGAAGATCAATGGTGTAATCGTTCATGACCGACAGTTGGGCGTCGACATTCTGCGGCCCGCGCGTAACGGCCCGAGCGATCTTTGCAATCTTGAGAGATGCGGCAGAGCCAAAGTCGATGAATAGCGGGACATAGGACGCGGTATATGTGGCCCCCATATCAAGCCCGGTAACATAGGCTTCGACAACCAATCCCTCTTCCGAGCCGTAGAACAGTCGGCCGTTGAAGACCTCAAGGCAAGTCCCGTTCCAGTTCGTAAAGCGGCCCCATGCGCCAGTTCGGGCGTTGGCGACATACATTTCCGGGGCCTGATCGTTGACTGTCGGCGGCGCTACCACCACCATTTGCCGCTCCGGCCATACCTTGCAGTGCCAGTTTTGAGAGCGGCGGTTCGCTACGGCATCATTCCACGCCGTCTCGATCGGATAAGATACAGCAGACGGAGAAAGCGCCGCATAGTCGCGCTGGATAGCCTGCGAGAGCGGGACAAATCCGATGTCCGTCGCGATGACAATATCACCGCCCGCTCTGATCCACGCTTCCGGGCCAAGCGGCTTGCCGATTCGATATGTCCCGACCTTTGTCCAGTTGTCTTCAGAAGGGCCAAGGCCTTGATACACCGCGACCTCTCCCTGATCGCTGACAAAAATGCACTGCTCGGAAAGACCTCCGCTTCCGGAACTGTCAAGAGACCATGTTGCCCCGAAGAGCAATTTACCGCCCAATGTGAACACGCCGCCAAGAGGGAAGCTGTCCGCCACTCCGCCAACCTGATCAGTGGGCAGATACCAGGCGTTCATGCTGTCTTCTTCCACAAAAAACAGACGGTTCTTGTAGACCCAGACATAATCGAGCTTGTCGGTATCCACTCCGGTTATTCCGACGAAAAGCTGGCTGATAACGCCGTCAACAACGGCAGCGCCGCCGCCTCCATCCGTTATGGCCTCGTTGTCCTGAAATGGGCCTCCAGTGATATCTCCGATCAGGAGATTGCCGGCCGAACCATCGCTTGTGACGCGGATAATTGTGGCCGTCGCTCCGGACGTTCCGCCCGTAACGGTTCCGCCCGCGGTAAAACCTGCAGTCTCGGCGTCAAAGGAGAGGCGATTAATGCTCTCAGAGTTGATAGGGTACCAGTTGGTCCCATCGAACAAGAGAAGGTCATCCTCTCCGTTGACGCAAACCAGATAGACACCCCCCGTGGTAGCAAACTGCGTGACGATCCACGCGCCGCCCGTTAGGGATTCGACGGCTTCTAGACCTGCCGTCGAAAGAATGCCGATTTCATCACCCTCGTCGGTGACGAGAATATCCTCTTCCTCGTCGCCAATGAGCATGTTGACGGGAGAGGCAACTACGGTGATGTCGTATATCGTGGTGGCCGTCGAAGCGAAGATCTTACGATTGTTGCCATTGTTATACGAGAAAATTGCCGTAACAGGATCATCTCCGCCCCCAAGCTGGGCATACGGAGCCGACCCACGACGGATGACGCCGCCGGTTGCTGTCGGGAAAATGTTATCCAGCACCGCAGCACCCTGCGGGCTCGACGGAGGGCTGGCGAGGTTCTGGTTCGATATCCAGCCTGCAACAGCCGCCGGGAATGCCTGCAACTGCGAGACGCGGGGCCGGTTACGTGGTGCAGGGCTGCGCATCAGATGCCCAGCGCCCATGGGTATGCGTACCCTACATCAGCATTGATCGTCCGGCGCCCCTCGGCCAGAATGCGTGCACCCTTGTCGCGGCCCGTGATTTCAGCGAGAGATTTTTCATAGTTTGCCAGGTCTTCGGCGTATTCCAACCGCTTCTGCGCTCTCCACCGCCAGACAAGGCCAAGCGTCAACAGCCCTTCGTCCAAAACGAAACTGTCATCGTCCTTCGTAAAGGCGGTTTTCAGGTCATCGTCATTGGCCCTGACTACTTCCTTCGTGATGTAGTAGAATTGTGCGGACGAGCCGACCGAGATTGCCGGCTGGAACTGCATAGCTCCACCGAGAATGATCCAATAGCCGGGGCTTATCGTAGGAGCGCCGTTGAGGATGTCCTGCCACTGGTCTAGGTCTTGAGCCGGCGTGTACTGCCATGTTGACCAGTCCGGACGGAACACTCCGGCCTTGATCGGCATGCGGTCGTAGTCAGATGGCAATGGGAAAGAGGTCGTTGTCCCGTCGCCTGTGATGACATTCAGTTTTGTCAGCGCGCGCCAGTCATGCGCCTTCATCACGTCGTCTGCGACCTCATTGGCTAGGTCGCAGATTTCGAGCGAAAACGTATCCGTAGCTGAGAAGAAAGCGTTAGGCTTCTTCCCAACGACACGGATAGCTGCTTTCTGGGCGGCTGACAGGAAGGTCATGCGGCTACTGCCGAGAGTTCGACAGCCATCGAGACGAGCGTGTCGTGGTTGGGGTTGCCGCGCGGTCTGCTACCGGCCTTCTCCGCGATATATTCCTTGAGAAGCTCGTCCTCCCAAGTCGCGAAATCAGTATTTTCTTCCTGGCTGCCCCAATCTCCTGACTGTGGCGATGGCGGCATGCTTGCGGCCTTCAACTCCTCGATCTGCTGTCGCAGAGCGGCCATCTCCTCGGCCATGCGAGTAACGTCTGCCGACCCGCGCGCGCTCTCGATGTAGGCCTTTGCCTGCGTCTTGAGCTTGTTGGCCTCCATGCCGAGTGCCTTCAGGTTCCGGCCTTCGAGACCGGCGAGCGCCTCGGCGGTGTAGATCTTCAGCGCGCGCAACTCCGCACGCTTGCTTTCTGTCAGGAATGGCAGTTCAGCCAGCGGCGTACCAACTGCCGTCTGCTGGAGGCCTTCCTTGAATTTGCGGTACTGATCGGGCCAGCGCTCGGCGTAGGTGACCTCCTCGCCATCGATACGCTTCCACATGCTGAGAGCCGGGAACTTCGGAGCATAGTTCCGATCGCCAGCGATACGGATCTCGACATACTCTTCATCGCGGAAAATGGGACGCCCTTCCTTGAGCGATGCCCGCTTGTCCTGAATGGCAACGGTCGTGAAGAACGGCGTCACCAGAATGTTTGCTTCTGCCATGGGTGTTTTCCTTGTCTGAGAAGGGAAAGGGGCGACCGAAGCCGCCCCCTCTGGTTAGCCTTGCAGCGTTGCCGCGCGACGAGCGTGGAAAAAGCTGTTCGCCGGCACGGCAGCGACGGTGTAGAAACCGCCGGAGCCAGCCGTTGCCACGAACGTGCCATCGGTCGTCACCTGCACCTGCGTTGCCGCGTTGATGTCGGAGCCGCCGGCCTTGACGAACATGTATTCGTAGCCGTTGCTCGCGTTCACTTTCGTTCCCAGCTGGTAGCTGGGAGCGTCAGAGTCGTTGATCGTGTCCCAGTAGAAACCGGTCGAGATCTGCTCGACATCGGGGCCGAGCGAGGGAGTGATGCGGAAAGCCATGTCGATTGCTCCTTACGATGCCGTGTCGCTGTCGCGCAGGCGCCAGGTAAACAACGGGTTGATGAGGGTCAGTTCGCCGGCCCATACGAGGAACTGCGCAATGGCGTCCTGATTGATCGGCATCTGGCCGTCGCCATCGAACAGCGGCGTGAAGTTGCGATCCGGGTGGTACCGGAGGCGCATCGAGGCCGTTTCAATGCCGAAGGTCGTATTGGACGGCATGTTGTTGTTCAGGCCGGAGGCGAGAACGATTTCAGCACGCTTGCCGCCGCCGACGTATTCGATCGACGTGAAGCCGAGCGAGCCGAGCGAGTCATTGCGAGCGATGCGCTGAATTGCCGTCGTCGCAGCATCGTATGCCCAGTAGTGCTCTTCCGACGCGATGAGCAGATCGGCGGCTCGGGTGTTGCGCGAGCGCTGGGACAGAATGCGGCTGTAGATCGGGCGAATGGTGGTGGAATCCACCTGCGTTCCGATATCCGGGAAATCCGTGTCGGCGTCGAACGACGAGGTGCGCCAGAGCGCATGCTGCGTGCGGTCGATGCCGCCATAGACGCCGGAAGTTGCCGGGGTGATCGGGATAGCGGCGGCAAATCCGGAGATCTGCTTGCCGTCGTTCGCCGTGCCGTCCGAGTACAGGCCTTCGTCAAGGGCTTCCATGAGCGACGTTTCGGCGCCCTCCATGTAGCCTTCGAGAATGTCGTGCACCTGGGTTGCGCCCTGGTTGGCCAGCATTTCCTCGCCGGTCAGCGAGATAGGCACGGCAACCTGTTTGGGCGTCCATACCGCATCGTTGAACAGTTCGATGGGCGGGTTTGCCAGAAAGTCGTATCCTTTGAACCACTGGGCCTGCTGCTTGTCGATGCGCAGGGTCTGGCGGATTTCGGGGCCGCTGTAGGTCTTCATGAGGCCTTTGCGCTTCATGACGTTCCAGAGCGGGATGCTGTCGGATACAAGGTCCTCAATACCGGGGGCGCGCAGCGCGAGCGCGGTAGAGAGGACCTGGCGGTAATGGCGGTCAGTTGTGACGGGAGCCATGTCGTGGTCCTTTGATTAAGCCTGAGCCATTGCGGCTTTGAGGGCTTCGGATGGAGAGAGAATGCGCTTCTTGCCGCCCGACGTTGCGCCGGAGGAAGGTGCGCCGCTGATGGATTTCTGTCCGGCCGGCTTGGGCAGGACGGGCGCCGGTGAGGCAGGTTCAGCGGCCGATGAGGCCTGCACTTGTGTCGCGACCGATGAAGCTGCGACGGGGCGGAGAACGGTGGCCAGCTCGTAAGCTGATTCAAGGTCCTTCGCGGTCCCTGTTTTAAGCAGGGTGGCAATCACGTCCGAAAGTTCTTCGAAACGTTCATTCTTGGTCGCGAATTCCGCGACCATTTCGGGAACTTTTGCCGCGGTCTCCATATGCTGGATCTTGGCTTCGAGTTCCCGAATTCGGGTGTGGGCCTCCTGAACCTGCTGGTTCGGGTTCTCGCCCATGATGTGGGCAGCGACTGCCTGGAGGTTGAGGCCGAAATGATCGGTGATGCGCTTCATGCCCTCGATGGGGTTGCGCGCAAACGCCTGCTCGATCTCGACAACCTGCTTCAGGCTTTCGTGGACGCCGGCCCGACCGTTCTTGCGGGCAAGGTCGTCATATTCCTTGACAAGCTCGAAGCGCTCGGCCGATTCCTTGTGCTTGGCGTAGCCGTCTTCAAGGTTCTTGATCGTCCGGTGAACCTCGGCCTGAACCGGCTCAGGCACTTTTGCCCATTCCGATTTGCCCTGTTCATTGAAGCGTGCCGGAGCCTCGTAACGAGACGTGCGCCCCTCAGACTGGCCGCTATCCGCAACGGGTTCCGGCACGCTCTTCGCCTTGGCTGCTGCCTCGGCGGTTCCTGTGTCCGGTTTCGCGTCCTTCGGGCTGAATTTCCCGTCTTCCGCTCTTGGCTTTTCAGGCGTCGCCTCGACCTTCGCTTCAGTCTTCGGCTGGGCCTCCTTGGCCAAAACCTTCTCCTGCGCGGCCTTGATGGCGTCGGAGGCGGAAATCGGCTTCTCGACCTTGACCGGCTCTTTCTCCGGCATAGTCGCATGAATAGGGTTGTTGTGGGTGGCGGTCTCAGGGGTGAGAACAGCGCCCGCCGGCTCGGCAGACGCAACAGCGCCGCCGCTATCGATAGCAGCTTCGGTCATGAGAAATCCTTGTCTGAGAAGGAGGGTGGCTTATGCGCCAGAAACGGGGATTCCGTTCTGAACCATGTATTCCGCGCGCTGGAGCGCTTCGCGGTTCTTCGCCGGGTTCGGCTTCACCATCGTAGGGCGACGGAGCCGAGCCGGATCGTTGCCAATCTCGGTGCAGTCGTTCGCCTTGGTGACGGCGCGAAACTGGCTTTTCGAGGTGTAGAACCGGCCGTCAATGTGCTCGGTCGGGTCCATCGTGTCGGAGATGAACGACGGGACAGCCAGGCCGTCCGATCGCCCTTGCTGGGCTGCGGGGTAGCAGGCCATGGGCCACGCATCCACCTCGTGCCATTTGCCACAGGATCGGCAGAAGCGCTGCCTCACGGTCAGGCCTGCAATGCCGTGACGATATTGGCAGCGGTCGAGGAGCCCGTCAGCGCGGCGATCTCGGTCTTGGCGGCAACAGCAGCCTCAACAGCGGCATCGAAGCCGGCGATATCCTCTGGTGTCACGGCGGCGACCGCTTCGGCAATCATGGCCTGGAGTAGTACGGCCTGCTGCGACGGGAAGCCCAGATTGACGAGTTTTTCTGCGTTGGTAAGTGCCATTTCGATGCTCCTATGCCGGGGTGTAGGTGGCTTCGGTGATAAGACCGTCCACGATGGTTACGATTGTGACGGTTCCGCCGTCGTCGGTCTCGAAACTGTCGCCGGCTCTCGCAACGACGATGTTGCCGCCAACGATGGTGACGGGCTCGCCGTACTTCGCAACGGGCGTCACCGGGACGCCATTGCCGGTAACGACGACTGGTCTAGCGTTCTGGGGCATTATTTCGCCTCCGGCTTGGTTTGCGCCGCCTTCTGAGCGTTGAGCTTCGTCTGCTGGGCAAACGAGACGCTGGATTGTTCGGCCTGTTGCTGCGCCTGTGACGCCTGGATTTCGGCGCTCTGGGCCTGCATGGCAGCGTCAATCTGTGCGGACTGCGCCTTGATCTGGAGTTCAGCCTGCTTTGCCTCGATCTCCATTTGCAGTTTCTGCATTTCGAGATCGCCCTTCTGCTTATCGCGCTGCATCTGCGCGGCAATCATCTGGAGCTTGGCCTGGTTCTCCTTCTGGCGGTCCTGCGATTCCTGCTGCTTCATCTGCATGTCGGCGGCAAGCTTGGCTTCTTCGATCTGGGCCTTCATCTGAAGCTCAGTCTGCTTGTTCTGCTGGTCCGCCTGCATCTTCTGTTGCTCGAACTGCATGCGCTGCTCTTCCATGGCTTGTTCAGCCTTGAGCTTCTCGGCTTCCGGGTTCGGCTGTGGCTGGCCTGCCTGCTGCGTGACGGATTCAAGCGCCTCGTCAATGAGGCCTTCGAGTTCGCGGCCAATCCGGAACGGTGCCAACGTGAACTTGATGATGCCGCCGACCATCGGGGCCATTGCGGGGTTCATCTGCAGCATGGGAGCAAACTGGTTGATGAGGGTGGCAAGCGCAGTGCTGAATTCGGTTCTGGCTTCTTTCTCCGCCTGCTCGTCCGGCTGGATTGTTGAATCGGTCTCGATGTCAAGCACGAACGGGCGGACATTATTGTCTCGCAGAAATTCCATCACCGCCTCGATGGTGACCGTTTCGCCCAGCTTCTTCAGCTGTGGCTCGTATTTCTGCATGATCTGCTGCTGCGCCTGCTGGAGCTGCTGTTGCGCGGCCTGCGGGTTTTGTGCCGCCTGCTGTTGTGCCTCCGGGTTCTGCATCGCCTGTTTGGCCTGCTCGCCAACAGCCTTCATTTCTTCCTTGGCAGCGTCTTCAAGCTCTTTTACCTGCTTGGCGATCTCCGCCTTGGTCGGTATCTCCATCTGAGACATGTCAAGGAGGGTCTTCTGGTCGAAGTTCTCCGCCATGATTTCGGCAGCGATGCGAACAAGGTCTCGGGCAATGCGAACAAGCTCTGATTGCTTGTCGCGAACGCGAACCGAGCCAAACTGCGCCTTGAGCTGCTGCGCTCCTAGCGTCTCGTCCTTCTCAGTAGAGCCCCGCATGATGTCGGACAGGCCCATGATCTGGTAAACGTCATCGATGACGGCGCGGCGAAGCTCAACCAAGCCGGCAACAGTGCTTGCGATAACCTCGATCGGAAGCCAGATGATTTGATCCCCAGAGGTGCCGAATGCTGCCCAGTTGGAGATAGGCACCATTATCTTCCGGTCATCGTTGAGATTGATCGCCGCCTCAACAGCATCGCCAATCTCGCCTCCTCCGGGGTAAAACCCCTTGATTTTGATGGCTTCAGAGAGCGCATGGATGCGGTTCGTAAGGCCGTTGATCTCTTCCAACTGGTCCTTGTAGAACAGCATATCCGGAACCGGGATAAGGCTGCGGCGCTGCGTGGTGCCGAATGCCGGCCGAGGGCAAGGGAAGAACCCTTCGAGCTTCAGGTGCGGCTTATCCTCGTCAAGCGTGACTTCGACGCCTTCCGTGACCCAGACGACCTTGTTCTCCGTCTTCGACCAGATTTCCCATACCGCGGCCTTGCCCTGGCGTGTTGCCCCGCCATTGTCCTTGTCATCGCGCAGGATTTGCGTCGTTGCATGGAGATAGGCATCGCCGGAGGTCTTCTTGAAGCGGTCCTTCAGCTCATCCAGTGTCATCCAGCAGCAACGGGCGACCCAACCAACCTCTGACCAGTTGCGCGACGGCTCGTGCAGGAAGTCCTTGCGGTCCACATGCTCGATGCAGACCTTCTCATAGGCTGCATCGCTCTCCGCCTTGGTCTCGTATCGCACCCATGCCGCGCCGCGGCTCTGGATTGCCAGATCATCGCGCAGGAGGATCATGGTGCTGTTGATGTCTGCCAGGTCGAAGGCAACCACCGTGGCGCGCTCTACGAACTCAGACGAGACGCGATAGAGTGGCCGGCGGTCCTTGAACTTCGGCACCACGACAGGCACGGGCGGGCGGGCATAGATCGATGGGGCAAGCACCTGCACGTTTGCCCAGAACAACTGAAACTGCCGATCGCGAGAAACCGCGCTCAGGTTTTCGAGGTTGGCATACAGTTTATCAATGCCGTCCGCCTTGTCCTGATATGCGCGAAAGGTCTTCTGCGCCTCCGCAATCATCTCAAGCCAAACGTCGCTTTTACCCGTCTCTGGCTGATATGCGTCGTCGTCTTCCAGAAGGGTTGAGCCCTCCGGTGCGGGTGTTGCAGTCATGATGTAACCTTTAAAGCCGGATGCGACCGGAGCTTGCCCGCTCGATCGGAGGCGCTATGACCATGCCGGGGGGTGGCGTCCTGGGTTTATCGTCCTGCACTGGACGCTTGCCGGAATACATGCGGTCCAGAAGCTGCCCCACCAGCCCCAGCGCGTCCACTTGGTCATCATGGACACCAACGGGGAAACTCATCATCTCGGATATCAGGTCGCTCTTCCAATCCGCATCCTTCGGCAGATAAAGGCCGCTTAGAGCAATACGGCCACGGATGGACTGAGCGCGAATTGCCTTGTCGCCTCTCGTGGGGAACGCCTCACGCGCGACATAGGCCCCGGTCTCAAGCATGCGGCGGATAAGAAATGGCCCAACACCGGATTTAATTTGGCCCGTCTCCTCGGCCCAACCGATAGGTTTCCATTTCTTCACAAGGTCGCAAAATGCATCAACCCATTTGTCGGAAGATGATTGCCCGCGCCACATGTCTAAGAGATACATGCGCCCATCAGGATCAATTCCAACGATGACGTGCACCGTATAGTCGCCTCCATCCGAGGTGACGGCATAGTCGGAACCGCCATAGATGTTCAGCGTCCCGCGGGCTGGCACCGTCTCGAATGTGTGAATCCACTCGCGCTTGAAGTAATCACCAGTTTCGGGCGAAGGGCTGTGTTGGTAGAGGGCTGACCAGTCTCTCGGAGGGAGGGCTCGTTTAATTTTCTCCAGCGCATCGATATCGTATTGCTCTGGCCAGAGCGCCAAACCGTCATCGTTGATGGCAGGCAGATTAAGAACAACCCACCCTTCATGGTCATGCTCCAATTGGAGCCAGCCGGCGAGATCATCCTCATGCCACCGCGTCTGAATGATCACGATGCGCCCGCCAGGCATAAGGCGGGTGTAGGCCGTCGAGGTATACCAATCCTTGGTCTTCTTGCGGATTACCTCTGATTCCGCGTCTTCTCGGTTTTTAACCGGGTCATCAATGAGCAGCAAATGAGCACCGCGCCCGGTAAGCGGTCCACCCACGCCAACCGCATAAAATGCGCCACGCTGCGAAGTGCTGTGCTCATACCCGCCGGCTGACCCCTCAATGTGGAAACGCTTTGCGCTCTTGCTGTCATCGGCAAGCCCGACGCCGGGGAAAATGCACTGATAAGCCGCATCCTCGATCTGGTTCTTGACCTTGCGCCCGAAATCATCTGCCAACTCTTGAGCGTATGTGGCGGTGACGACATAGTGCTCCGGGTTCCTGCCGATGTACCACGCCGGGAAAAATTCGCTGGCGAGCATCGATTTACCGTGCCTCGGGGGCATCGTGATCATGAGGCGCTTGATATCGCCCCGTTCGACGGCTTCGAGATGGCGGGCAATAAGCCTGTGATGATGGGCGTCTCGATATCCTGGCCATTGGTATGCGGCATACGAGATGAGCCGCGAGAACGCGAAGTCCTCAGCTGTCGGCGCGGGTAGCGGCTGCAACGGCTGCGTCTCGCTGTTCTTTGGCTACAGAAGTAACCTCGATGCCGCCCTTGTGTTCAACGCTAGCGAGCTTCGCGTGGATATAAGGCGCGGCCTGGGCTGCGGCGTCTTGCGCCATCTGGCGGAGGCCTGCGGTCTTCTTCACCTCGGCAAGCAGGAACTTGAATTGTTGCTCGGGTGTGGCGTCAGATGGGATCTTGTCCGAGAATTCCTCGGCTGTCAGTCCTTCAAGGGTGGCCTCAGCATCAAGCGCGACCTGTTGGAAGTGGCGCATGTTGTCGAGCATCACCTCCAGCGGGGACATGCCAGTAGCCAGCGAGCGCTCAGCAACCTCTCTTGTCCTCTGTGTAATCGCGCCGGCAGGACGGCCAGCGCCGTCACGTTTACCGCCACGGGCCATTTTGATTTCCTATGATTTAATTCAAAGAGGGATGCGTCTGTCTCTAGCCTTAGAGGATACAGAGAGAAGCATCTGAGCAGCCGGACGGTTAAGCCCGAGGCCTTCGAGGAAGTCCGTCACATCAACACCCCATGAGTTGGCACGAGAGGGACATCGGCCGTGCCTCCAGACGAGAACGTCGGGACGTATGGGCGGCGGAACAGGTCATCGATGGGAGATGCGGGCCACACGAACACAGGGAGCTCTGGCACGAAAGGCGTGCGAGACTTCACCCTCACTCTTCCAATCCGGCAATGGCGCAGGATCTCGTTCAGGTGGTTGACCATGCGGCGGTCTCGCTCTGCCTCGTCGAGGACGACAGTGTGGCTCATCGCTCTCCCCTGAAATGAGAAAGGCCCCACCTCTGGAAAGGTGGGGCCTCTGTTCGCATCTTAAGCCCGGAAGGCCTGCGGAGCGATCTCTAGTGCGATGGCAGAGTCGCATTTGCAGGAGTCTGCGTCAAGCGTTGTGTTACGGCTATGCCGTATGGGGTCGGGAAGACCAAGGATCATTTAGGCTTAGTGCCAGCCCTTCCTTCTCAGATCGGCGGGTCGCACCATCTTCCCGATTCTGTTACCCCGACAAGGAGAACAAGGACGCATAGCCTGTAGTCCTTGCGGCATTCGGGGAATCAAAAAGGCCGGAATGTGCGAACACGTCCCGACCTTGTTATTTCGGAAGCTATATCACGCCGCTGATTTGCGCAAGTGCTTTGCTACATGAAGTGCATCCAAGCCTCTCTTTAGCCACAGCAATTGCCTTTCCGGCATCAGGCGGAGCCCTTCGATGTCCATGAGGCAGACATTTCGCACCGTCGTCTTGACCTGCGGGCCTTCCTCGCAGCGAAGCAAGATGCCCTCCAGTTCCATCATCCGGTTCGACGCGCGGCGAGCTGCATCAGCCAGGCTTTGCGATACCTCGCCATCGGAGCCGCGAATTCCGCCCATGGATTGAGCCCGCGCGCTCGGGAACGGAATGCCCGTCAGGCGATAGTAGCGCGCCATGTCATCGGCATACTCATCCCCGGCTTCGCGCTGGTACTCGCTGATCTTGCCATCGAGGAAGATCCGACCCAGCGTGTACCCTGCCAGTGCGTTGTTCTCGTTCAGGCCGTGTATCTTGCCCCGCGCCGTGAGGGCGACTGACACGGCATCCTGTTCGCTTTCCCGCTGGGACCACTCCTGTTTGATCTTGCCGCATGGGTGACGCTCGGCATTCGCCTTGCGCGGCCGCCCGCGTGAAATGCGTTTATGTCTCAGTTTCTCTGCCTTGCTTGCCATGTGGTTTCCTCGTTTGCCGCCGGTTAGTCTTGCCGCTCGATCAGTTCTGCGATGTATGATGCGAATAGGGCCATGAACATGATGGGGAGAAGGCTTCGCGCCCTGTCTGGGTTGCCCGCAATGTTGTCGAGCAGAGCAAACGTGCCGATCGCCCAAAACCAGAGGTCAAGCTTCTTGCTCGCCTTCATCCCGCCACCTCTTTGGAAAGAGCGGCATCGATGATCCCGCGATGGATCCAATAGGACACCATGTTTGTGGGAGGGACGTGCTCGACGTCCCGGCATCCTTCAGGTGCCGGCTTGCGAAGGCAACCGGCGTGCCGCAACAACGCCGCTTCGGTCGGGTGCTCGAAGGTGTGCCACTGGACGAGGTAACGAACAGCGTCCAGTTGCTTCTCAGTCGGCTCCCGCATCGCCTCTATGGCGGCGCGGGCTTGGTCAAGAACCATATCCCAAGCGCCCGAAGCGTTATCGAAGGTGTCGGGCTCGGGACGACGAACCCGCTCCGGGAACTGCTTTTCCCGCTCCCGCCATATCGCCCGCGCCACCTCTTCGATTTTGCTCATCTCTGCCATGGTCACGCCTCCTTTCCATTGAGAATCGAGACTCTCGGTAGACTGACGACTGCGCCGGAAATCGTGGTGTACGGCACGCGGTCTACCCAGCGGCCGTTGCCGATGTAGTGCCGGCGGTTGCCGTCTATCACCCGCACCTCCGGCTTCGGCTTGCGGCCTCGTTCGTCGTAGCGGATCGGGAACAGATCCCGGCGGCGCCACATCCTGGAACTGATCGTATTGCGGTTGTCGCCCGTGATTGCCGATATCTCTCCGCAGGTCTTGCCAGCGGCCCAGAGTTCGGCAACCTGCTCGTACCACTCAGGTGTTGCTGTGCTTTCGAACGTCATAGCGTTGATGCCCTCCTCAGATCGCCTGCTGCCCTTCGCTCCGATATCGTACCCTTGCCGACGCTGCGAAGTTGGTGATGCTCGCAGTAGGTGCCGGTTGCAGGATGCCCGCAGAACTGGATATCCGCCTTGCTGCCAGCGATCGGCCAACGGCATTCGGCGTTGCCAAGCTCGAACAGGCGCTTGAGCGTGGCCGTTGCGTCATAGGCCTGCGCTTCAGATGGCTCCGGCGCCCTGCGCGGCTTCGGCTGCGGTGGTGCGTATGCGTGCTCGGCCTCGCGCTGGAGACGGGCCAGTCGGCGACGTTCCCGTTTGGCGCTATTCTCGCGGTTGCGCCGTTCCCGGTCTCGTTCCGGCGTGCGCTTCGTCTCGCCCCAGGCTCGCAGCGGGTATTCCGCCAGTTCGGCCCGGTTGCGGGAGTAGATACCCATGATCACCATGCGGGAAAGCTGCTCGTGGGTTCGGGCCGCGACGGCGTTGGCAATGTCGAGAGCCGACATGCCAGGCTGGTAGAGTTTCTTGATCAGTTCGATCCGGGCGCTGGTCTTTTCGGAGCGTTTGACGTGGATGTTCATGCCGCGCCCTCCTCTGCCCGACGCGCCGCCGCCACGCTGGCGATGATCTCTGCGGCCGATCGGCGCTTGGCTTCCGAAACGATCGCCTTGCTGGCCAGGAGCTGCGTGCTTTCCTCGATGCCGCGCTTGCGCTCCGATGCCATCCGCCGAAGCTCGGCCTTGCCTGCCGCCTCGTCGCGCGCCATCCTGGCCAGAGCCGCCGGAAGCGGGATGTATGCCGGGTTGATTCCGGAATATTCGCCGTGCTTGAGCTTGGTGAAAGCCGCACGAAGCCCGAAGATCGGAACGCCCTTGAGGACCGAACGGTATTCCTCGATCGGGTCAGCCGCCTTGATCGACTGCGGGAACATCATGCCTCCGTCCATCAGCCAGGCGATCGCCTTGGCGATGTCGTCCGTTCCGGCCGGTGAAAGCTGTTCAGTGAGCACGGAAATCTCGCGCTCCAAGGTCGAGAGTTGTGCCGGTAAATTCGTCATCTCGGTCTCCGGTCTCGCGTTTCAGTTGCTGGTAGATGCTGTCCTGGCGCTGGTGGAAGGCTGATTTCTGGGGAGGTGCTTGGGATTGGGCTTGCGGCTGTTGGCGGCGCTCCAGCCATTCTGGCTCGAACCCCTGCCAGCCATTGGCGATCATCGCGTCTGCTGCCGCGTTTGGATCGGCGCACCGGCCAAATTTGCCAGCCAGGAGTTTGGCGGCGTGGGCCGTGAGCGGCTTGCGGCTTCTCTGGCGGTGGTCGAGAACGGCCTGAGCATGGTCAGCGTCTAGTACGGCTGACAGCTCGTCACGCGGCGTGCGCTTATCATCCGAACGTAGTGAGGATGTATTGGTATCTTGGTGTACTGGTGTCTTTAGTGCGTCCGCGCTGCGTCCTGCGTGCGTCCCGCTTGCGTCTTCCGTGCGTCCGACGTCCTGATAACGTGAATAGTTACAAACAGTTATCTGCGTCTTTCCTG